TTACGACATTCGGACATAATCGGGAGCACCGGAAAGTATGCATGGCGCTTCGCCGTCCACTAAGTTAGGCACGGTGGTTTGCCCGTCGGTTCCGAACCGCCATCCCGACACCAAACCATTGATAGACGTTAAATCCTTGTGCGCGAAGAAATCAGTGATCTCGATATTAGAAAGTGCCCTGTTAAATACACCAAGGCTATGCAGATAGCCATTGAAATAACGATCGGGCGACCCCGCGTTATATCGCCGCGCAATGGTAAACGGTGGCACAGGGGTTAACGTGTTTGATGGCGTATCGCTCGCCGCACCAGAGTCCGTCCACGGTGTGGTGTGCGTAGCGGCATAGCAACGCCCCGCATCGTATTTGCCTGCGTGAGCAGTCCAACGCCCCGCCGTGGCAGAACCTGCGCCCCCGACCCCTCCGTATGGGTTGGACCCATCCGCATGTGACTCATAATAGGTGAATGTGGTTTCGTCGGAGACAGCGCCGATACGTAGTTGCGGCGTTCCTAATGCGCCGCCGCTGAATACCGCTTGACGTGTGCCGGTAGAGCCAAAGCCGCCGAGTGGGTTGTAAAGCGCCAGAATAGTGTGCGGCGTACCCCCGATGACCGATGAGGGAAGCGATGCGATATCACCCCATTGGTTTTTACCGTTAAACGCAACGCAAATAGCGGTCGTGTAGCTGGCTTGTCCGGTGATGCTTGCTGTGATGACGTCCGCTTCGCTGCTGCTCAGGAATACAAGGGCGGCGGCTTCGCCCTGTTGCAGCACAAACGCGCCTGCCGACCCGTTAAGAGCCATGCCCGCCCCTGCTGAGAGAGTGAGGGGGCCGCTGGATTGATTGGAAAGCACGATAGCCATCCCAGACGATACCAGCAGCCCAGCGGGGACAGTCACCGTCTTGGCTCCGCTATACGTGAATCTCAAATAGCTCCCTACTTGGGATTGTGTCAGGGTATTTGCGGCTGATGCGATGTTTTCAATGCGCATACCGCCTGTGCTGCCGCCCCCACCACCGGAGGGGATATCGGCGTACACATGTTTATTCGCGGAGGCATCCCACACCAATGCTTTTTTGTCTGCTATCCCTGAGGCGTCCACATCGGCAAGCGTGCCCACCTTCAGCAAGACGCTCCCTGTGTTGCCATTCACTGAAACCACCGGAACGGGGTGCCAGCCTTTTACGCCTGTGGCGTCGGTGCCGTAGTAGGACGTGCTTCCCGGGGAGCGTGCATCCCCCTCAAGGTTCAGACTCACGAAGCCGCTGGAAAGGGTGCCCGCCACATTGATTGAGCCTGTTGCAAGCAGTTGCGCATTGGGCGCGCTGCTACTGCCATTGGGGGGTGCGGTATGGAGAGCCGCCTGCAACGCGTCTATCTGCTGCTGTAACTGCGTTGCGGCATCGCTTTTGGCTAACGAGGACAGGTAGGTGCGCCAGCTTCTTGTCACCAGTCCGGAGGCGTCGAGGAAAGGCTCGTTATTGTGAGGAATGGTGGTCATGCGACTCCCTGCCCGAAGGCGATCCAGTCAAAAGGGATGGGGGAGATGATCGGATCGGTGTTTTTCTCTTTACTGTCTGCGGTCACGAAGTTAAACGTTGCGTTGGTCGTTGATGTACCGCTCACGCTTTCTGCAACGAGGCTGCTGGCTGTTGCAAGTGCTGCGGTGACGCTGGCTTTTACGAAATAGGGAGTATTCGCAAATGGCTTTGGGAACGTCACCAGTTTTAAGGTGGCCGCTTTGCCGCTCGCAGGGGCGGTATCGCGGCCCCACTGGATCATAAAATTCCCAATCTTCAACATATCCGTGCTGACGGTATACTGCGAGTCTGGCGGGCGTGGGAGGCTTTGCCAAAGCAGATTCTCGCCATCAGTGCCAAGTACCTTACCGCCCATCCCGACAGGGTCAGGGACTTCCCGAATTGTTGACCACAGCAATATCGCCCCGTTATTGGTCAGGAATTTGCTTGAATCCAATGCGGGGATGGTTAGGCCTCCGCCGCCAGGGATGGATACCCCGTCAGCCTCACCCTGTTTTGCACCGAGGCTGTCAAAGAGTTCGACGAAATAGGACCCTTTCCCCCAGATATCCACGTCGGGGCGACCTGAGCTATCTAGCCGAACCTCAACACCGTTGTTCACGGCCAATCCACTATCGCCGTACACAGGGCGCGGGGTTGTCGTGCCTGCGTCATAGAACTTAAGCTGCCCTGCGGCCAGTAATTGCCCTGTCATTCCATAAAAGGTGTTCAGGCGTGAGAATAAGCGGAAGGCGGTCATGGGATTACGTCCGAAAACAATTTAAGGGGACTGGAATGGCGTCATTAGTGAGTTTTTTAGCGGGCTTTTTATTGGGGCGTGCTGGGGTGTTAGGGTACGTTCTATGGGCGGGCCTACTTCTCTTGGTGTTGTGCCTGCTTTTATGGGCGGTGATCTATGCGGCGGGCGCGCTTTTATGGGGGGCTTGCTTGCTTGTCGGGCACGTTTGCTCGCTTTTCGAGCCGGTGGTCGAGTTCATCAAACGGATAACTCCACCTTGGTTGGCACGTGTGTTGTGGGGGCAATCTGTGGCGGGCGTACTTTTATGGGGGCTTTGCTTGCTTTTCAAGCCTCTTGCCGCGTTCATCAACCGGATAACACCATCTTCGTTGGCACGTGTGTTGTGGGGGGCGGGGAAAGAAAACGACAAGATTGATAGACCCGTGGCCTCCTAAGGCATCTCCTCTTGCAGAAGCTGCTTGCCGCCCGCCATAGTGGTGATCTGCCCCGCACGGCCTAGCCCTTTACGCAGTGACCCCCACCCTCCTTGAGCCGCCAGCAGATTGGCAAAGATATCTGGGTTGCCTGCATTACGCGCAAGCCAGTTCCCTATGAACGGCGAGTTCAATGCGCGCCCTGCCGTCGCACCTGTTGCCAATCCGGTAAGGACAGGCACAATGCCGCCCACCAGAGCGCCCCCGCCGCCGCCAAAAAGAGCGCCGACACCGCCACCGCCAAGAGCACTCGCCGAAATCATACGCCCTGTCGTCCCTGAATCTGGGATGGGGTCCTTTAGTAGGTTTTGACCCACCTTGGCCAACTCGCGGAATTCCTGCGTTGCCTTCGGGCCGCGAGCGTTGACCGCACTCCATAGCGCCGCTGGGGCGATATCGGCCTTTGCGCCGGGCTGGCGAGTGAGCAGCTTCTCCAATGTTTTGAAGTTGTTATATTTCTGGTTCGTTTGTTGCAGTAACGCCATATCAGAGGGGTTGATGGAGCTTTCAGCATCGCCGATCAGTTCCTTACGTAGCCGCCCTACATAGTTTCCGACCGATGTTCCAGGCTGCACCTGGGCTAGGGTACGCGCGAGCCGCTGGTAGTTCCTGCCGCTGATCGTACCTTCTTGTCCTGCTTGCGCAATGTCATCCAGAATGCGCCCGAACTGGTTTTCGACTACTTTCCCGCCATCGGTGCCGAGATCGCGGTAGGCGTTCTGCACAATCTGATGCATTCGTGTGGCTGTTTCGGGGGAGATCGTGACATCGTTACGGTTCCAGATCGTGTCGTAGGCGTCGCCTAATGCCTGTTTCTGTCTGGCGATCCAGCTGTCATCCAGCCGATCCGTCGCATCGCCTACGTGGCGTGTGAGTGCGCGATTCCAGGCGTTCTGCTGGTTACGCGCGGCGGCATCGGCTCCGCTGAACGGGAGGTACTTTGCCATGCTGGCCATCGTGCGTGCCGGTGTGGACTGGGCCACCTGAGAAATATGCAGCGGGATGCCTTCACGTTGAGCGATGGTAATATCTGCTTGGAGGAGCGGATCGCCACGACGTGCTAAACCACCCGCCGCTACTCTGGCAGCGCCCAGTGCCCCACGCGCTACAACCCCGCCCAGCGCGCCATAGCCTGCATTGGCCAGCCGGTTTTCCCCTGTACGGGTTTCCCCTAATGCGCCATAGCCCGCCCCTTCCGCCGCCGCCACACCGGCCTTGGCAGCAAGCTGTGCCGCCTTGCCCGCTTGCCCAAGCCGCCCCAGCACCGCCGCTTCCGGTCCGCCCACGATGGATGTAGCCACATACGGCAATACGCGGCCTATAAATCCAGAGACACCGTTAACCCCTTCCTGCATCGGCGCATCGGCATCAATACGCTGTTGCAGGGCATGCCCCCTAGCTGAGTCTTTAGGGGTGACCAACTGCTGAAGGCCGCGCCCGATGCGGTTCATTTCCGCCCCAGCGGCGATGAAGGGGCGTTGATACCAGGGAGAGTCGTCATATACCTGACGCGCAATCGCCGCTTGATCGACGGGGGGTGCGGGGGCAGGTGCCTTTTTCTTGGGCGTAGCGACTTCGTCTGCGTAATCATTCCACGGCCCGTCGGGCGCGGCGGTTTCGCCTGCAAAATCATTCCAGGGTCCGTTAGGGTCATCGGGCGTCTGATTTTTCTTGCGAGGAGCGCTCATTCCGCTTTCTCCCAGCTATCAGGTTTATTGCGGAGGCCCCCCAGGTAACGGTAACCGCGTATCACATCTCCAATTTTAAGTGCAGGCATTTTTGCGGACGCTCCCATGTTTGCGGGTGTTTTTGCAGGAGCGGGCACCCCTGTTTGCGGAGGGGGTATGGAGGCGGCCTTGTCCGCCATTTTTTTAATGGTACTCAGGCTTTCGTTGATCTCGTCGTAAGAAATCCCAGGTTTCAGCGTGGCAATTGAGCTTTTAAGCAATTCCAGTTCTTTCTCGCTCAGCGCCCCGAAACCTGAGGCACCCTGAGGAGAGAGTGCCTTTAAGCGCGCCATCGTGGTCAACGCCACCTGTCCGGCGATGTTATCCAGTTGCGCTTGCGCGTCAGTGGCACGCGTATATGGAAGTTTCGACAGGCCCCCACCTATGAGCGTACCCAGTTGCTTGTAGCCTTTTGACGTCTGCAACTTGTCGATTGCATCGCTCAGGCTTTGCGCGCTCCCCACGGCTTCGTTGTAGCGCGCCATCGCCGCTTGGTGCACCTGATTGTTTTTCATATCCAGCGCCGCTTGCTTCGTGGCGGCAACATCCCTGCGATTTTCACTGTCAAGCGCTAGGCGTTCTCGGCTCAGCCCTAGTTGCGCCTGCTGGTACGGCGTGATCATCTGGGAGGTGTCGGGCTTGGGTTCGATCCCTGGAACCGGCGTGAATACCGGCGTGCCATCGGGAGCCATTTTGACGAACCCTGCCCGTGCCGCGTCGTATTGCGGTTTTTCCTGTAAGGGCGCTTCGGCCACCAGCGCGTTATTACTGTCATACCGACGTGCCCCAGGAGCAAGCGTGTACGGCTGCGCGCTTGGGCCTCTTTGCAGCATGGCCAGATGCGCTTTAGCGGTTTGATCCAGTGAGACAGGGTCGTACTGGTCCGGCAGCTGGAGCCCAGCGGCCCGGGACTGGGGGGCGATAAAGGTATCGTAAAAGTGTTGCCGCTGCTCGGGGGGCGCGTTGGCCGTGGACAGCCACGCACTGGCCAACCCTGCGGCGGCTTTCTGTTGCCGGTCCTGCGTGGCTTGTGCGTCCTGCTGCAACTGCTGCTGCACTTTATAGCCCGCCATCGGATCAACGCCATTTAAGGCGCGCATGTAATCATCGCGCTGGGCGCTATCGGAGGCGGTCAGGGTTTGACCGGCAAGGCGGTTAATGGCACGCAATCGGCCTTCGTCGAAACCGCTTTTAATGCCCTGGTAAACTTCTAGTGGATTCGGCATGGCTTAACCTCCCGTATTCCATTGGTGCTGTCTGTAGGGATCGCTGATGTAAGGGTTGCGTGTATAGGGGTCCTCCGTATAGGCGTTCCCAAAAGACGCCCCATTGGCGATGTGACGTTGCCTCCCTTCGTACAGGTTCCCAAGAGCGTTACCAACGCCTATCAGCATGTTCGTGGTGTTGTCGGCGCTTCTGTTAGCGGCCCAGCCGCGCGCCTGAGCCGCATTGTTGAGCTGGTTGCCCATGTTGGCAGCGTAGTTCTGCCCGAAACCGGCCAGATGACTAGAGGCGGCTTGTCCTGCATTAGACATCCCTGCTAATCGGTTCCAGTAGTTGTTAAGGTTTTGCATCGCCAAACCCTGAGCGTAGTTCACAAGGTCCGCCTGATGTCCGCCGGAGTACAGCGAGCCACGTGCGGCGGCGCTGCGATCCACGCCCTGCAACCCCTGCTGCAACGCGTACGCGTAATCAGGGGAGTTCTGGAAGCCGGAATAGTCGCCATGTAGTACGGCCTGCTGTCCGGCCAGCGCATTTTGCCCCGCCGTCAACCAAGGCATCTGGTCCTGCCGTGTCTGGTTGTATTGGCGTTGCTGTTCGGCGATCGCCGCCTGACTGGCCTGTGTTTGTGCATCCGCCGCCCGATGGGCGGAACGGTTGGAGATAATACTACCGAGGATAGAACCCGCCGCAGGAATAAGAGAAGCCCAAGGCATTACGATTGCTCCAGAAAGAAGGATGAGGGGCTAGGCAGGCCCTGCTGAGGCTTGCAGCGACATTGCCAGCAGATGAGCGACTACAGGATCAGTGATACGGATGTCAAACACCCACTGCCGCCCTTGCCCAAGGCGGTAACGTCTGAGGCGCTTCTGAAACGCGCCCACGTCGCCAAGATCGCGTGCTACCCAGGCCGACCAGTTGTGGCCGCCGTCTTTGCTGTAGCGGAGCATCACTTTTCGGCTCATGTTGGGCAGTCCAGGTGGAATTGCCACGCCGTCCCCGCCAGCGGTGAGTACACCAGAACCTCGGCAATCGTATCGGCGGTGGTCTTTTGGAACGTGGCTGTTTCGTAGTTTTTGTTGGCAAACTGGCCTTCTGGGGTGGTGTCGCCCCCCGGCCTCAGGGTAATGGTCTCTGGGGGTAGCCCCCTGTTTTTAAGGTCCGCATCCAGTTGTGCCTGATAACTGGCGTCGCCGTGGTAGCCCGTATCAATGACCTTCTGCCCGCCGATCCACACCTGGAACTTGTCAGGGTTGGAGGCGGTGGCGTAGGCCAGCGTCACAAGCCCCGTTTGGCTTCCAAGCTGCACATGCACGCTATTCGGGAACGCTTGCCCTCCGCTATAGCTGGTGGAGGTACCGCAAAGCACCTCGGCTGTCGTGATTGTCATCGTGTCGCTCACGCAGGCCCACAGCCCGTTCGCGTCGGTCACGCGAATCGTAAAGGGGTAAGCGCGCTTGGCTCCGGCAACCAGCCCCGCCACCTCCACGGTGCCTGACAACAGGCCTTTAGAATCAAGGCTCAACCCTTCGGGGAGCGCACCACTCACTACACGTACTGCCACAATGGGCGTTGCACCAGGTTTCATGGTGTAGGCGTAGCGGTACGCCTGTGTGTTCACCGCATCTGGTGCGTTGCCGCTGAGCGTAGGCCCTGCCGGTTGTGGAGGGTTGAGATCGCCAGGGCCTCGATACCCGCCCAATGCATCTGTACCGAACACAAGTTCTACCGCATCCACGGTGAGCCGGTTCTGATGGTCGTGCAGAACGCCATTCACACGGCGGCGCTCAATCACTTGGCCGTGTTCCCACGGCATCCCCCAATCAAGGGTGTATAGCTTGCCGTTTGCAAAATCGCCAGCCACCCAGTGGGCGGCCCACCGTACGCAGGCGTTCATCCTCCAACGGCTGATCCCGAAGGACTCGCGGCGATGCCATTCACGGGTTGTTATATCAAACCCCCAGGTCATCCCATCAGGGAAAGTCAGGTAGTACACCTGATGCCCACGGTCATCAAAGGTGAACGCAAATGCTTCCTCATGGTTGCACGCGGTGATGGCCTGCTCCAGCGGCGGTGTGCTGATTCGTACCGGTTGATAGCCGTCTAGCCGATACACACGGCCATCATGCCCCAGCCAGAACACCGTATTGCCCATCTGTTGGATGGTGTGCTGGGAGGCGCAGCCTGTTTGCATTTCAGTGCCTGCATGGCGTTGAAAAGTACCTTCCGATGCGCCGCTGTTGTAGAAGAACTCCCCGGAGCGTTTGCCCAGCACGAAAACAGTGCGATGGATCACGATCAATCCGACAATGCGGTCCGGCTGGCTTTCGGCTTCGTAGCGGTCCAGGGCACTGTAGCTGGTGGCGTCGGCCAGGGCGGAATGAAACCAGTACCTGCCCGAAGGCTCAACACCCACAATGTAGCTATCCACGTAATCGCACGCTTTAAGCCCTAGGAACCCTTCACCGGTGATCTGTTCGGCGAGTAATTCTGTATAGGTGTTGTAGACGTAGCCGGAGGTTCCGTTACCGATCACTAACTGGTTCCCTCCGGCAATCTGGTTGTGCGCCATGCAGACACGCTCAACGCCTGGGATGGTCCCGCGAGGGATGGCCACCCCCGCTGTGGTGATTTGCCATAGTGTCGTACCGATCACTGCGAACAGCTTGTCTTCCACATCATGCAATCCGCGCACCGGAGCAGGGTTAGCGGCTTCAGGGACACAGAACACCGCCGCCCCAGGAGCGCAGCGCAACAGGGAGGACGAACGTCCTCCACCACGTTCGGCGGCTTCTGGAATCCAGTTCACCGTATCTTGCACTGTCCAGGCGCGTGTTTCGTCACTATAAGCGCCTCCGGTCACAGGGGCTTCACGCCATCGGGCGCTCATCCGTCGTACCCGTCACGACCATAGCGCCGTTGGCTTTCGGCAGCAGGCAGGGCGTATTGCATGCGAACGCCGCTGGCATGCACCGTATCGCTGAGTAGCATCGCCCTGCCCCGTTCGGCTGCGTTGAGCACGTCTTGCTCCAGCACAACACCGTAACCGGCACGCAAGCGCACCGCCAGGTTATAGCCAATGGCCTCCTCCGCTTCGGCGGGCGCTGGCAGGAGGTCGTCGGGGCTGGCGACTTCTGACCAACCTAGCGCAATCCCGTTCGCCTCCCAACGGCGCATCATCAGGTTGAGCGTACGTATCGCGCGGGTTGCATCTTCAGCTTCTACCGCTTCGTTGGCATCCAGTACGCGCAAATGCCCGAACGCATCGCGGATGATCTCTGCCACCGTGGTCATGGGCGTTCCTGTAAAGGGGATTACTGCGTCACGCGGCACGCATGGTCGGGACGGACAGGGGCAGGCGTGCCAAACAACACATCTACGCGGGTATGTTCCATATCGTTTTTACCATCGCCAAAGGTCATCACACGGACGCTGATGTTTTTTATGCTTGCCGTATAACCTTCACACGAGGCCAACACCGGAAGGGGGGCGAACGCGGTGGCGAATGCATCTCGGTGGAAGACAAGGTTCTGAACGGCGGGCACCAACGGTTGACCGAAAAAGGTCATCGCTGCGCGATCTCTTGGGGCTTTGTCTACGGTACCAATCCCCTCTGAGGTTGTAGGGGTGATTGCTGGGTAGATGGAAAGCGTGCTGCCGCCTGCGATGTAACCCTCGGTGACTAGAAACTGTCTCAACTTGCCCGTAGTCGCGCCGGTGATGGGATGCACCTCAAAGACATCATCAAAGGTGATGATGGACCCCTTGGTGATATCGCCTTTTCCGGCTTTGCCATCCATTGAAATAGACGAGCCAATCTGGCCTGCGCCGCTGACCACATAGCCCGCTCCTAACCCGTTGGTATGCGTGGGCAGTGATAACTGTTTGTAAAACGTAATGCCCGCAAATTTGCCGACCGCATTTTTACTGAACTCACCGCGCAGTTCTTCAGAGGTATGGAACAGCGACACATTCGCCTCGGCCAGCGCGTCATTGGCATCGGTGGAGAAGTGCGCGCAGCGGTCCTCTTCCGGGGCCAGATGGCGATCCAGGGTCGATGCCGCAGAACGCCACGGGGTGCGCGCATCGGAGACCGTGCCCAACGTGCCAACTATGTTTGGCGTTTGTTGGTACATGGACGCCAGCAGGACCGCATTCACTTTGCTGGAGAGTGAGGTCATGGCCGGACGTAAAAAGCGCTTGCTGAAGTCCGTCAGGTCCAGCTTCTTTTCTTTCGCCGTAAAAGTCAGCGGGACATGGTATTGCTGATCCAGTTTCAAGGTAACGTAACTCTCGCTGATGGGCGGTGCCGATAACGGAGCGGATGTAGCCCCAGAAGCGGCAAAGACGGAGCCGCTATAGGTCACCGGAACCGGAGGGACCATAATTTTTACGGTATCTCCTTTTTTATAGCCGTTGGTCTCCTCCCCAAATTCCTTGGAGCGTTCGGTATTGATGTTAGTAACAACGTTGTTCTGCTCAACAAGCATCTTGGCCGCTTCACGGGCGATCATCTGATGGGTGAGTGCCTGAGTACCCATAGGGTGTGCTCCTAAAATGGAAAGTGTGGGGTTGGTGTGCCGTTTTGCTTAGCGTTTGCGCCGCTTTTCCACGTCGCGCTTGTACCAGTCGTCATCGGTAAGCTTCTCTGGAGGAATCTCCGTGGGGGAGCGACCTGATACCGACGGGGGCGGGGGCGGAGCGTTGCTGATCGGTTTGCCCGGTGAGGGGGCTGAAGTGAAGGGATCGTGTGTCTGAGGGGTGGCCATGCGTGCCGCCAGCCGTTCCACAGCAGCAGGCAGTAAGTCTTCACGTACCGAAGCCAGGGACCATAACGCATCGTCCTGAGTGGCCAGGTGGTAGGCGATCTCAGGGCCTTTCTCATGCTGGATCACAGCGGCCTGCACGGCAGGACTCAGCAGGGAAAGATCCATTGAGCCGACCGTTTCGTAAAAATCAGGGTGCGCATTCACAAACTCTGCGGCACGTGCTTCATAACGCGCCTGGGCACTGTGCTGCTGGCGGGCGGTTTCGGCCTGCTGTTGCTCCTGCTGCCACTGCTGGAACAGATGGCTAAAACGCGCATCGACCCAGCCGTTCAGGTTGTAGGAGTAGTCTTCAAGCTCAGGCGCACCTTCCTGCCCTGTCTGCGGCGTGTGGCTGGAACGCGTAGGGCCGCTTTGCTGCTGCCGCTCCAGCGCCTCAAGCCGACGGCGTAGCGCGTTGTTTTCACCGTTGATCCGCTGAATGTATTCGCGGGTACGGTTGCCCTGTTTCTTTTTCTCTTCGGCCTGCGTGTCCGCGTCGCCCATGTCGCCGGGCGGTTCACCGGTGGGGTCCGGTGTGGGGTGTTGCTGCTGTTCTTGCAGCGCCGCTTGCGCGTCGTTTGTGGGCGGTGTTACCGCCTCAGAACTCTCCGTAGCGGTGTTGGTATCGTCGCTCATCTCATCCTCTCGGGGTCGGCCTGACCGGGCCAATGCGGACGCGGCTGTGAGCAGCCGGTATCACGCCGTGAGGCGCAGGGGCTTCAGGCATGAAAAAACCGCCTTGCGGCGGTGTGTTGTTGGGGGCGTTAGGAAGCCACCCAGGATCGACGGCTGGCGCGCTTAAGGCATGCGCAGCCGCCAATGTCTCAATATGCTGTTGTGCGGCGTCGGCCCGTTGATGTTGCGCTCGGGCATCGGACAATTCCGCATCCGCCGATAGTTTCTTCACGCGGGCTAGCTGTACGGGGTCCGGAGCGGGCGGTTCTGGAGGCGGCTCGCCATCTTTGGGTGGGAGCAAGCCTTGGGCGGCAAGTATCTTATGAAAAGCAGCTACGACTTCCTCCCCGCCGACCAGGTCCATATTCCGCATTCCGGCGTAGGCGGCTACGGTGGCAATTTGCGGCGCAACACCGCCCATCTGGGCCGCTAATTGCATCATGGCATCAGCCGCTTCCATGCGTTGCGTGGCGTAGCTTGGGCCCACCGTGACCACCACATCATATTTGCCCTGACGGATATCATTCAGGGTGACCGTGTGGCCGGTCGTCGGGTCGGTCACCTGTTGGTACAACTGTTTCCACTTCTCGCCGCCATCCTCGCCCAGTACACGCACCGCACGCGGCGTATCGTAGATACGAGGAATCATGTCTACGAGAATTTCATAGGTGTAGCGTACCGCGTAAGCCAGATTATCAATGTAGTTAAACGTGGCCACCGCGCCCTGCATTTTGCGGCTGTTGATCGCAATCCCGCTGGTTTCATTACTGCGTGCGCCTAGGCTCGCGTCGTAGATCCCCGTGGCGGCTTTCACATCGTCGTTATCCATGCCCGCCAGTCGAATTAAAGCGTCAGGGACCTGGGCCTGCTCGACACGCACAGGGATACGCCCGTTATCAACGATATTCGCCAACAGATAGGGGAAGTCTTCAGAATGTGAGTCATTCCACATCTGCACATGACCCTCTATCATTTTGGGATCAACGATGAAAGGCGCTTTAGGGGATTTGGCGACCGCTTCAACAAGCGCTGTTCGATGCACGTTATGTAGGCGCTGCTGGTCCTTACCAAAACGCACCATGCCCGACCAGTAATCACTGCCATCAATATTCTCGATATTCCCCCATACCGGAACGATGGGGATAAATTGGCAAGGGAATTCGTAAGGTTCTGTCAGCCAGGTGTGCCCATTGGTCAGCCGCATCAGCACGCGGTGACCCTCAATGGTGCGTGTACGTACGATCTGCACACCCGCTGCCTCTAAAAACGTTTTCGCCTCCTCCACACCCAACCCAGCCTGCGCGGCAATCTCGTCGGCAAACACCACGCGGCCATCCGACAAGGCCAGCAATTCCCGTTTTCTAGGGTCTTTCCACCAGTATTCGGCAATGCGCACCTGCCCGGCATCACGCCACGCACCGCACTGTGTATCTGCGTCAAAGTCAGACACATCGGCGTCCGGAAAGCGACGCTCAAAATCGGTTCTCGGGATCAACTCCTCGACAAACGCAAAGTTTGCGTCACGCCGATCAATCTCAACGGCGGCAGGGTCAAATTTCACCGCAAACGGATTGCGTACCGCCTTGATGCGAATATCCTGCTCAAAATCATCCTCATTGAGATAATCCGTCATCACGCGCAGCACGCCAAAACCACCCTTGACCGCTTTCTCGTACGCAATGTCATAGGCGTGATCGGCATTGGATACGCTTTCAATATTGCGGCAAATCCCCTGCATGATTTCAGCCAGCCCACGGTCCGATTCTTCCACGCCTCGCACTTTGCAAGAGGGGCGTTGTTGGCGCATCTCGTTGATCACCTGCTGGGTATGCATACGCAGCTTAGGGAATTCATACGTCTGACGGTGTCTGCGGCGTTTCTTCAGCGACTCATCCCACTGGTTCCCAGGGACTGTGACAAACTTAATATCATCACGCGCCTGGTCGTAAAGATCGCGGCAGCAATCACTGGCGAGCTGGTAGCGCGAGCGCATCTGGGCCAGCTCATCCGTGGTGTTTTTCTGTGTGTGGGGCATCTTCAGTAGTCCACCGAGTAATCGTAAACATTAAATGTAGCTACGTGCGGTGGCTTCGCGTACCGCCGCATCATCATCGCGTACCGCGTCGCGCTGAGCAGATCATCGTGGTGTTTGACGATCCGCCCGTCTTCACGGTGGTAGAGCCTAAATTCTTCAAACCATTCCGTCAGGTGGCTAAACACCTTCAAACGTCCGGTGTGCATACGGTCGAGCATCTCCGTGACGCCTGCTTCAAGGCCATTGGTACCGTCTGGGAAGGTCGCCCGTCCCCCAAGCATGGAGAGCCCCTGCTGCCGGTATTGTTCGGCCAACTGTTCACCGCTGCCCTTGTCGTGTTGCAACCCATCGTGCGGCCACGCCCACGGCAAGCGTGCACCCCAGGGCCTTAATGCCGCCGTGTGAATGACAGGGGTCGCTTCACGCTGACGGTATGCACACATCACGTAAATCACATCCGCTTCACGATCCCAGGCCATTTTGACCGCAGCGAACGGGTGGTCATATCCAAAGTCCATCCCGCCAATCAACGCCCATTCTTCAGGAATCGCGAACGGCGCGATGGCAATCGAGTCCTCCGCGATAGGAAACACGCGGCCACTACCCAGTGAAGGGGTGCCCTTGGTGCGCGCCTCGCGCTCATGGGCTGGGTAGCTGGCAATGATGCGCGCCCGATCCTCAGGGCTGTAATGTTCGGCGTCATCAATCGTCATCTGCACCAGCCCCCTGTCAGGGGCTTCTTCCAGCAGAAACCGCCGTACCACGCTGGACATGCCCTTCAGCGGTGTGAACGTCATAAACACTGGGCCAAAGGTCCGATTGGTCCGGGTGATCCCCTCAAAATACACATCTTCGGGTGGCTCCTCATCAAACCACACCCAATCGACCGTATCGGCTTGCCATTTCTCACGGCCCTGATCAAAGGATTTTAGCGAGATCGAACTGCGCTCCCCAGACACATGCCGCACGTACACCGTATCGACCAGTTCAGGCACGCCACGCGCCCAGGTCACGCCCTCAATACATTCTCCAGGAATCGCGCCTGTCCCCATCTCCGTTTTAGGATCGCGTCCTAGCAAAATGCGCTGTACGCCACGGCGTGTTAGTTCTCCAGTTTCTGAACCAGCCAGTCCGTGATTGGACCTTTCAAAACGTTTACCCTCCCACCACTGCGGGTAGCGGCCTGTGAGATGCATCGCCACCTCATGCCCAGCGCACAGTGTCTTTCCTGACTGGTTGGCCGCCGCCAACAACCGTTCACGCGTGCCTGCACCCATCGCATGAAAAGCGCGTTGCTTGGGATAGGGGCTGTATTCGGCCAGACGGTTAGTGCGGCGGCGCCGCGCTTTCTCCTCTAACAACAAGGCTAATACCTGCTTGGGTGGCATATGCTGTAATGGCGGCATCCAATTCATCATCGCCCGCCTCTTTCAACTCCAGTTCACCACTGACGCGGGCCTCCGTGGGGATCATCCGCGCCGCTAGTTTGTAGAAATCTGTTTTGTTATCCCGCGCCCAGGCGACCAAGGCAGGCACACCGCCGAGCTGGTCAAACGCGTCCAGAAAGGCTTGTTTAATCGCCGCCGTGTTCCTGTTCCTGCTGCCCATCGCGCGGCCCTTGGGGTTGCCAGACTGGCCTTTCGCCCACGCCATTACTGCACCCTCACCCAAATACGATGGACACGGCAAACGCCATCACTGAGCGTTGTACGTGCAAAAATCACACCTTCACCGCAACGCTGGCCGGTCATCCAGACATCAAAACGGCGCGCACCTACATCCCCCGCAACTGCATCGGCGGCACACTGGCGGCTGGTATCCAACGTCATTGAGGTGATAGAAACACTTTTCGGCATCGCACCCCCCATCTCTACTGTGCATTTCATCCGTTCGCCCTCCACCATGCGCAATACATGCGTGCGCACTGTGTCGTAAGCGCTTGCATAAAAAACCCCGTTGCGGCTCATCAGTGCGCCTCTACCGCGCATCCAGCAGCAATCACCGCATCACGATCGGCTTTCCACGCGTTCCATAAGCTTGTCATCACAGCGGCGTCCGTGGCGGTGGCTGCAAAAAAACGTCCTGCGCCGTCTGTACGCCTTCGGGCGTCGGCAGCGGCGGCATGGGCGGCAGCACTACCGGAGGGGGCGGGCTGCACACAACCGCTCCATTCCTGACGCAACCGAACATGCCCAGCACGCAGGGCAGCAGCAAGCTCACTACGAAGCTGCACCGCATCGGCTTTGGCTTGCTTGAGCGCCTCATCTACGTTCTCTCTGTTAACTTTTAGCTGCTGGCTTGCGGCATCGGTTTTAGCCTTCATGGCCCGCTCCGCCGTTGTGATCTGATTGCGCAACGTCTGGTACTGGCTGTCAGCCTCGGCGAACTTCGCCTTCCACTCAGAAGCGCCTGCGCGATAACCCATCCCATACGGCACACGTAGCAACAGGAAAAGGCACAACAAGCACGCCAGCGCGCCAAGCACCTTAAGGGGTTGCAACACGATCAGCTCCACAATATGCGGCCTTCACATAGCGCCTGCTCATCGTCACGGCGCAACGTCAACCCGCGTATCTCACGTCCGCCAGCGTGCTTCCAACGCGCAAGCTCGGCACAGGCCCCCGGCCAGTCGTTCGCCAGCGCCTTACGTTGCAACGTGCTCCCACACACCACCTTGGGGCCAATGTTGAACGTGGCCGACACAAGCGCCGCCTCTACGTGAGGAAACATCGGAACCGTAATGCAACGGCGCACGTAGCCGCTGGCCTGGAGCATGTCCCTTTGCAACAACGCCTCGCACTCGGCCTTGGAGTAAGTTTTCCCGTGAACCACGTCTGCTCCAGTGTGCCCGTAGCACACCGTCCATACGCCCACGATATCCTTGTAAGGGCGGTATTCAACGCCCTCCCACTTCGCAATCATAGGGGCCGCTAACCCAAGCACGACCGCCAGCCCAAACGCCATTCGACGCCCGTTAGAAGCACTATTCGGAGCCGTCGGCATCGCCTTGCTCATCGCATTTATCGGTTTTAGCGTCCCGCTTCCAGCGCCATATCAGATAGGCCGCTTGCAAAAGGACGTAGAACAGCGTCGCCAGCGTCACCAGCTTATCGGCTGTCAAAAATGCAACGCCCGCAGGCGGAGCGCTTTTGACAACAGCAAAGCCTGCATCATGAAAAAAATTACTTCTCAAAACACTGTCCCTCAGGGATCGCTCCACAACAAAAAAGCCCTGCTGGGTAGGCAGGGCGTGGGGAAGATAGCAATGAGGGCATCGCACCACTCAGGCGCGTACAGTAGGGGTGAAAGTGCGGAAGCATCAACTCCGCACTACGCAGCTTCTCTCTGCAACGCCTCTTGAAGCTCCCTAGCCGCTTGGCGTTCAGCACTACGCATCTTGTTAAGTAACCACTCGTACACGCCACACCACACCCTGCGGTAGGAAGCCTCATCACGGCCAATCGCAGCCGCCCGACGGCGATCACTCACCGGCAGCATGCCACTGCCACCACAGGCCGCGCATACCTTCACCAACGCCCCTACACGCCGTTCCCCCGACCATGACAGCAGGGGCATAACTGCGGCGTGGACAGCTCACCCACCACCGCCGCAACCAGTGCCGGTAACATCTCCAACGTTGCCTGTGGCCATAGCTGCGCCTTGGCCTCCTCCAGCCGCTCCTCCGCACGCCTGAGCGCCGCCTGCTGTGCGCTTGTCGTCGCTCGGGTCCACCCCATGCACGCCTTGGCTATGCCCACGTCTGTACGCGCTTCCAGCAAGCGCTGCTGCTGCCGTCGAATCTCCGGCGTCACCAAGGCCACCGCCGCATCGCGCAAGGGGCTACGGCGCAACGCTGCGCCATCCGGCCACCAGCACGCCTCCAGCACCTCACGCCCCAAGCCCGCTGGGGTGAGCGCTAAGGCATGCGCAATGTCCTGCGCCGTCAGCTCAGGCACACCACCAGGCAGCGTGTCATAGCGCACGGTGCTCGGGTTCAAACGCGCCAGTAAACGACGCGGATTGTGACGCTGTAGATGATTTGTTATTTGCATTTGGAAATAATCCAGCACAAAAAAGCATGAGGACTAATATAACCAATTGAACTAAAAGAAGATTGTTGGGTGATATGGCGGCGCGCTCCTCCCGTCGGTGTGGCAGTGGCTAGATGTACGGTGCGGGAGGCTGTCGCCCCACCTATCCACCCACCTAAAAGCCCTTTTTAAACTCTTTTATATTTCTTTTTTTTTACATGTAAAGGTAAAAAAGGGGGTTTTTAGGTGTGTGTAGGTGGGGAGGCCATCCCACCCCACACCTACCCCACCTCAAAACTCAGCATTTACAAGCGACACACCGATAATCACCGTAAACTTGTGGCGCTTCCCTTCAACGATCCGGTCTACGTACTTCTTCTTAAACCCAGGTACACACCGTTTCAATCCGTCAAGGAAACGGGTTTTGGATAATGTGTAAACGCCGCTGGCTTTGCACCATTGCGTATAGGCTGGGTACAATCCATTACCCATTGGCGTACTGAGCTCCTCCTCATACTCGGCTCCTAGCTCACATTCTTCATCAATGAACTGGCCGACACGGTCCTGCTCCGACTGGTATTCCTCCGAAGCGGCCAACACGATATCAGGCGGCCTCAGCCCGTTCTTGTACCACTCCACGGCACCGGCCACGAGCCAGGCCAATACACCTTCTCGTTCAGCGGCAAGCTTCTCAGCGATCCTCATATCCCGAGGGTACTTGCCGTTACCGATCTCTTCCCCTTCAGCGGCATCAAATTTCGCTTTAAAGGGGATGAGCATAATGCGCCTCCAGATGCCGCTGTCCTGCCCCTTAATGACAGGCTTATGGTTAGTGAGCAGTTGCAGCTTGTGCGTGGGCTGGAACTCGAAGAGTTCACCGTACATATAGCGCGCCTTGAGCGCATCGCCGCCAGTGGCTCGTTTCACGAAGTCTTCCCGCAATGCTTCCCCGTCCCCTGATTCGTGGGTAGTCACCATGCGCCGCCCGAAAAGGTCGGCAACGGCGGTAGGGTGCTGTTGGCTTTTATTGCCTATGAGCAGCCCAGGGGCGGCCACGCCCGCATAGCCACCGAGAACCCCCATGATTAGGTCCAGTAACGTGCTTTTGCCGTTAGCGCCATCCCCGTACAGCACAGCGAACTTTTGTTCACGCACCGAGCCGGTGGTGCAGTAGCCGAACCAGCGTTGTAGGAAGTCACTGAGTGGCTTGCCAGCCTGCCCCTCTTCGCAGGTAATGCGTTCCAGTGTCTTTTTAAAGACAGGCGCAGGGGCGTTTGGGTTGTAGCTAAGGGGAACGACCCGCGTAATGCAATCTTCGCGGCGGTGTGGGAACAGCTCCCCCGTGCGCAAGTCCACGGTGCCATTGGCGCAGTTCAATAACCAAGGGTTGCTATCTAGCCGCTGTGGTCCTACGGTGAGGTGGCTTGAAGCCCATTCCACTGCTGCGTTCCGCCTGGAAGTCGATTCGGACTGTTTAACCCATTTGTACAATAGGGCAGCTTTTTTATCGTCTTTCTCTTGCGCTGCTTGATCTGCTTCGTAGCGGATGGCGTTCGGGAAGTCGTCTATTACTTGGAACGCTTCGGCCTTGCCCTTCTTCCAATATTCCCCGTTCCAGGTGTACCAATCACCGGCAACAATCATTAGCTGTTTTCCGTAATGCTTGACGATGCGAGCACCGTTCGCTTTGTCCGTTGTCAGCTCCTTTGTTGTGGCGAGTCTGCTAATGATCATGTCGTCCGTTGGGGTGTGTTCTGTCGTGGGAACGCCGAACATGTTCACATCCATTTCGTCTATTCCAGGCGGTGGTAATTCTTCCTCGGTATAACCCACCCCTTGCCGGAACTCTATTTGCGTCCTATTCCGGCAGTGGGCGTGCTGGCATACGAACGCGCCATTGGCATAGCCTCCGGTGTGCGCGGGGTAATACACCGTGGACGTGGGGCTGGAGGGCTGCGTATGGTGTGCTTCGAATGGGCAGGTAATGAACAGCTGCCCTTCTTTGCCTGTTGATAGGACCTTCCAGAAGTGCGAAAGATGCACAGCCACAGGGTCGTTGGCAGCAGCGGCCATGAGCTTGTGTTGGCGGCTGGGTTTGCCTTCAGCCTTGGCGCTTTCCAGTATCGCCGCATCAATCGCCAACATTACAGAATCCTCAAGAATGCCTTTCACAAAGCCGCTACGCACTGGAACTGGATCGGCCACACCGGCTTCAAACACAGGGGCGGCGGTGTAGTGAATTTGCACCGTATTAAATACAGAAGCATCCAGCCCTGGAGCGCAGACAGCGGCCCAGGCTTTGAGCTGTGCGCTGGTGTACGGCTTATGTAGCCAAAACCACACATGGGCTTTTAGCTTCCCTGCACACTCAGGACGCCCCGCACTACTGGATAACTGCCAATGGTAATCTGCGCCGTAGAAGCCAAGAGGCATTTGGTCGCTGAGGAACTCGCCGATGCTCCCCACCGGATCGGTCACCGGATCGCGGCGCACCGGATCGAAATTGTCAATCTCAACGAGCATCCAGTGATGCGGGATATCATCGTACAGCTCGGCAATGCGCCGTGCTTTCCCTTTCTGGAACTCAGTATCAAGCGCAGCGGCTTTGGCATCACCCACATACGCCCCACGAATCACGCAGGCATGCGGGTTCTGCTCCAGCTCCGTGAGAAGTGCAGACAGCTCGCGGCTATTGTTGAGCGCTCGTTGCTCCACCTGGAAGAACTTGGCGTTGTCGTAGGCTTTGAGCGTGCCATCAGCGCGCCATGTTTTGGCGAGGGTATTTACGGGGTGTTTTAGGACTGTGATAGAATCACTCATAGTTGAGTTCACCTTTGTTTTGGGCGAGTTGAGGCCCCCCCTCAGCCCGCCCTTTTTAACTGCGGGGGTGGTTTAAAGATTCGAGAGTCACTCCTTACTAATTAAGGAGTACGGCCAGACAGACAGCCGGATGGTTTAGCGCAAACGGTAGAAGGCATTGCGGCAACGCCCAGCGAGGTTCTCCATGCGCTTAGCACGCGGCCCCACCTCCCGCCACAGATCACTCACCCCACCGGCTAACGGTGAGCGCATCAGATGTAAGGCTTGTGCAATCGGCTCAATGCGTTCCCGTGACAGATGCCCCGCGACCATCCTCAGCAGTGCGTACAGGTTGAATGCCTCTTCTTCTGTCAAAGTGACAACAGGAGGGTGCGAAGCTGAGTAGCTCCCCGTCTTGCGGATCGAGGGCAGGACTTCCGAGGTTACCCACTTGGCGAACTTACGTGCCTCTGGCTTTCTGGAGCGGAGTATCAAAGCGTATAGGCCAGACTCGGAGATGATGAGGAATGGCTTTCCAGCTAAACCTAACGATTGGTTAGATTTCTCATCATCGTCCAAATGATCTGCGATTGCTTTGCTTGGATTTCGGTACCCCAATGCATTGCACACATCGCCAGCAATGAACCACGGATTGCCATCGCGCATCACAACGCGCACAGAGTGAGAATGAAAATTGAACGGAATAATGGACCGCGTCATAGAACGTCTCCTACGTTTGAGAGGTGATCTCGGGGAGACGTTCTTACGCGCCGACCCGAGAAGGTCGGGAGGTTAAGAACCGGAACGTAGACCGGCGGGCAGCTTTCCCCTTTGCAGGGTGTTGTATCGCTGCCGCCCTCCCGACGTAAAAACGTACGGGCACAAAAAATCCGCGAGCTGACGAGTGCGGATACCGCTACGTTTTCGGAGTTCTTAAGCTCCTTACCGAAGACGGTACCGCAGCGGTGGGCAGTGGTCAAGCTCACGGTGTCACTGTGACTGTCGGTGAAGAAGTGCCTGCATCTACGCTGAATGGGAAGCCGCTGCGGAGCAACACTTCAAACGCCTCAATGACCAGGGCATCAGGACCATCAAGGCCGAGATACGATCCGCTGACTTCGTTGCCTGGTGCCGGAGGACCGGCTGCAATATCGATAATAAGGCGCTTGTGGCCCTCGCCAACGAAGCTGCCTACAGGGTTATCAAAGGGAGCCACTGAGATATACATATCAACCTTTCCTCTTACGGTCATGCATACGGGTCAAGCTCACGGTGTCATTGCTTGCTTTCATTCTTGATTCCTTAAGGGCTTTTTAAGTCCCTTCAAATGGATCACCCTGCCTTTTCCAAGAGGCGAATATTCATTCTTATCTCGTAGCAAATAAGCGTCCTTTAGTGCTTGTTTTGCAGCGTGTTCTACCGCTTCATCAACACAAGCCAGTCCATAGATTTTTGCGTATCGCTCAAACATTTTTCGATCAGCAGGGCTTAGATCAATTTTCACAGGGCCTCCAAAGGGCCTGGTTAGGCACTTCAAGCCGCGTCTGCTTGCCGCTTATCATTCTTTATCGCAGCAGTTGCTACCGATAGCGCCAGTGCACGAACTAACGCCGCCGGTTGCATCCCGTTGTACTGAGCCAACGCATTGATTAAATCGCGTTCGGCATCGTTAAAACGCACCTTCACCGGGTGACTACGAATGTGGGTCGGATCGGCGTACATAGATTCATTACCAAGGGTTATTCAATGTCATTGAAAAGATCGAATACAGCGCATCAAACGTCACACCGTTTGAATGAGTTACAAAGATTTGCAATTTGCTTTGCACCAAGAGATGCAAGGCTGGACTGCGCCAAAAGATGCTCTTTAAGTAAGGGATCGTCCGTTGCTGCTGCTTTCAACCGCAGCAGTTCGGCTTTGGCCTCATATTCCTTGACGCGGAGTTCGTCCATAGAAACCGGTGCACAAGCACGTGTCCGTTCCAAACCATCACGCCGCATCGGACACCTCCTGCCTGTGGCCTGTGGGGGGAGAGTCCGGCATGAGTGAGGCGAGGCGGAAAGCGGCATCAGCGCGCGGGGATTTAGTTCTCCCAGCCAAAATTTCACGCACCGCGTTAGGCGTGACGCCCATATGGGCGGCGATGGAATCAACCGTCGCACCACCATCAATCAAGAGCTTAATTCGTGCTTTCCAGTCCATAGGGCAACAATCTACAGGATACTGTAGTGAAAAACAACAGCATTCTGCTACAGAACTCTGTGAGGATTCCTAATTATGGAAACTATCGGTAGCAGAGTCAGAAAAGAGCGCGAAGCGCAGAACATCAACAGATCCGATTTCGCCAAGAAAACAGGGATCGGCTACAGCACAATTGCTGAATTGGAACGTGGTGGAATGCAAACGACTACAAAGCTTCGACTTATTGCTGATGCGTTGGGCGTTTCTTTGCGATGGCTGGAAACAGGAAAAGGCGAGAAAATCGAAGCCACAACCGCCACAAAATCTATTGCAACAGAAAAAATATCGCAACATTATATCCGTGTTGAACATTTAGATGCGGAGGCAGGTATGGGTGAGAGCCGCGTGAATCTAGATTACCCAGATGTCATCCGATCGGTGGAATATACTGAGGCATTCATTCGCAGCTTAATTGGCTTCGTACCCCAGAAGGGAAGGCTGAAACTAATAACTGGTTGTGGTGATTCCATGATTCCAGTAATCCAGCCTGGTGAAGTCGTGCTCGTCGATACGGGTATTCAGTCGTTTGATGGGGACGGCATTTACCTCATTAATATTGGGCATGGCCAGCAGATCAAGGCGTTACAAGATCGTGGCGACGCCGTGTATGTGGTGAGCGCAAATCCCCTCTACCAACCGATCCCGTTCCCTAGCGAGGGTTTTATCGGTGGGAAGATTTACATTAAAAACAAAATCGAACGGTTTAATTAAAAACTACTCAACCATTTATAAAAAATAAAAATAATGATGGTCACGGCTGCTTAGCCGCCTGTGGCGGTGGCTGCAATGCCTGAGCAGGAACCTGGATGATGATTGGGGATGGCTGCGTCCCTGTGGGAGCGGAAGTTTTAGGTACAGCATTGTTAAGAACAAACGTCATGATGACGATAAATAGCCCAACCCCACCTACCATAGTGCCAACTACCCACTTGGTCACCTCATGGCTAGCTTTCTCAACATCGGTTTTGGTCGCTAGCGTTGGTAGAACGGCTTCCAGTTTGGCAATACGTTCAGGAACACTATTGTGAGTGCTTCCGCTACCTATTTTATGATCATCATTCATTTCGCTATAGTGAAGCCTCACTGTCCCCACCGCAAGTTTTATGCATCCCCCCACGTCAACCACTGAGCCGTAACACGCTTGAACCAGGGCAGTTTGCGTGATGGGTGGTCCTTAAGATCGGCGTAAGATCGCGTCACCTGGTTTTCACACAAGATATCCAAGGCAACAAAAATAGGCGGCTCATCGCTTTCTATCTCCAGACGCTGTGCAGTCCAGGCAGAAACTTGTTCTTGCGTTGCGTGTGGATGCTTGACGATGTCGGACTCAAGTTGAGAGAAGCGGCGGCGTAGGTCGCTATGGATACGGGCCATCTGTGCCGTTCCAGCCACCAGGTTAATACTGGTGGCGATGGTGACAGTGACTGCTCCGGCAAGGGCCATCCACTGTGGCGCGTATTGGCCCAGAGAAGCAATCACTGTGGAACCACTCAATAGCCCTATAACAGAATTCAGCTTGTCGCAGCGGTCAAAGAACGCCATACGGCAGGAATGATAGCGCTGCGACTTCTGGACTCCCCACAGAAGTTCCCATCGCATGGTATGCAATTCGGTATTCATAACAATAGCTTAGCACTATCACGCTAGATAGGATCACATAATCCTGTAAAATTTCTACAGAAAACTGTTGAAGTTTATTACAGCATTCTGCAATATCTCCCCATCGCCCCACGACACCCGCAACCGGCGGCAGGGGCAGGAGATAACAGATGTCGTTAGACAGCAGCCAAATTCCCCTACTCTGCTTAGCTGCGTTTATTACCGCAGTCAACGCATGGGTTGTATTCATAACACGTAAGGCCCCCTCCCCCTCAGCGCCACCGCTGAGGGGGCCAAGGGCACCGCCACCGCCTACTTCGGCGGAGGGGCCTGGTCCGCTCAAGGAAGTCCCCAACGATGAGGGTTCTTATGTCGACTTTGCGCCCTTTTCTAAAGGCAACCGCTGCCGCTGTCACTGCCAAGTAACTCAGGTTTGGCACCTCCACACATCCCAACGGCAGGCCTCCGGCGACGGGGTACATGGCCCCGTAAGTAACCTTCAGCCGAACAGTGTCGCGGCGAATCATCCACACCGCGTTAAAAACGCCAAGCGTCGCGCCAAGCACCGCCAAAGCAAGTGTTAACCAATGCGTCCAGTTCATGGCACCAAGCATAACCACGCTCAACACCCACACCCAAACACGCCCCACGACACCCGCACACGGCGGCAGGGGCAAGGAGATATCGAAATGACATTAAACGTTAGCGAGCAAGCCCAGCCCCAGGCTAGCAAGGCCTTATCAGGGACTCAAAAAGCGCCGCTGTTCTACTGGAACGGCATTCGGGACGAGAAAGGCGGGAAGTTGCAGCATGCCGATTACTCCTACGAAAAGCCGCACGACAGGGATAACTCGGAAATTAGGGTAATCGCCACGCGTTACACACGCTTTAGCCCTTTAGTGCATGCCTATTTTAAGGTGTACAACAGCACCGACGTGATGACAGATTATTTTGACGACGATAAGTTCACTGTTACCACAACGCATCCATTGTATCAGCAAGCGAAAGCTGCCCTTGAGGCGGTGCGTAATCGATCTGCGGCGCAGCTCGCTGCATCGGAGAAAAAGCGACAAGAAAAGCGTAATGCTGCTCGTGCTGCGCTCGAATCCGCTAAAGACGAAGAAGCGCGTGATGCTGCTTTTGCTGCTGCTCGTGCTGCTTTAGCTACATACGAAGCCGCTGAAAGCATGGGGGTGGCCGCATGAGCACCGCGACCAAAGAAGTACAGGCCGACGCGCCCGTATTAGCGCCTAAAAAAGCGCCGTTGTTTTATTGGAACGGCATTCGGGATGAGGAAGGCGCGGAGCTACAGCAAGCTTTTTACGCAAAGTGCCTGGACGGGATAGCCATCTTCGGACGTTGCGCCTGCAAATTCAGCCCGCTCGTGCGCTCATGGTTCGAACGCTCCCCTACAGCGGTGTTAGAGGGATTCTTTATCAGAGAAGAATCGTTAGCTACCGCATCGACTTAAGACAAGCGCACCCGCTATATCCGCAGGTGAAGGCGGCTTATGGAACGCAGGAAGCCTACAGCAATTCCATAGTGGAAGATGCGGAAGAATGGAAACATGACACTGGTAAAGAGGTGGCCGCATGAGCACCGCGACCCTCGAAAACGTCCCCACCCCAGGGGGCACTAGGTTCACCAAAATATACGACACCGATGGCTACCACGCCATCACGCGTGATGAGCATAAGGGGCTTGAGTGGCTAACTGGGTATGTCGGGGGTCCAAGCTCGAATGCATACGGCCCTGATTGTGATGCGGCGGAGGAATGTCGCCAATTAGCCATCTGGGGTTATGACAATTGGCGCTTGCCTACGCAGGAAGAGGCGCTATCCGCTAATGGCGCAGCTGCCTATCTGCGTTGGGAGGAACCATCCTATTGGATATGGACCTGTACACCAGATGACGATCACCCGCGCGAGGCGGCTTGGGTCGTTAAATTCGGCACCAATCACACCGCTGCGGTATATCGAACAGCGAAGTATTTAGTTTGCGCCGTGCGCGGGCAGATGCGTACTGACGCCACTGCTACACCAAAGGCAGGTGAGTCATGACTGGCATTGGCTACAGCAGTTATAGCGACCCACGCCTGCAACCACCGCAAGACGATGCTAAAGAGTATTTCGCAGAACGGGTTAATGCTCGCGTTCAAGACTATTTGAGCGACCCAGAAAAAATCGAAGAAGCCGATGAATGGGTGGACGGTACGTTATCGGAGGCCCATTACAAAGAGATGGAAATCGTTCTAGCGGATTTACATGCCCTGCCTTCGGATCAGTTAAGCGACAGCGATGTATTAGCCCGTCTTTACGCACTGGCCGAAGTGCAAGGACTCGCACGCATGGAACAACTGCGCATCCTTGCTGAGCAGGACGTCAAGGAAGAAATGCGCCACGAATCAGAATGCTTTCACGCGATGTGGGGTGATGTCATGCAGGAGGAATACGCATGAATCGTTATCGCAAAGCGGAGGAGCGGAGTATCGCATTGCGCCGTTATTACAGCTCGCGTCCTTGGCTACCCAATTGCATTTTGCGCGATACCCGAGCAATGCCCAATGCACTACGCATCGCCAATTACCGCGTTCGTCGCGCGCACTACGAAGCCGCCAAAACGCTTTCATCGTTATTGATTAAACACTAATCCCGAACGTTTTTCTGGAAGGAGTTTTTATATGTCGCCTCCCATGCCGACAGAAATGTTCATGCGTTCGATGAGTAATAGCGAACTTGTGAATGACCTAGCAGCCGCGCAAGCCGTGGAGCGTTTTACGCCTGTGGAAAGTGAGTTGTTATGGCGTTTTACCGCCTTACTAGACGCTTACGAGCACGTATGTGAGGCACTGGAGCAAGACGGCGATGCGCAGTGATGACAACGGACAACGGACAACGCACCAGCACCAGATAACACACACACACGAGAGAAAAAACCCATGTTCCCTATGACCGTCACGATTACCGACCAGGCCCAATTAAACGCTGTTTTAGCGGTGCTTCATCCGCCCAGCAGTAGTAGCACCGTGCAGCCTGTGCTTGACGATACACCGCGCAGCGATAGCGCCCCTAGCCATCCACCAGTTGCACCTCCTCCCTCTGCGGGTAAGACGCAGCGCGCTGCCAAACCGGCTGCTGCTCAGAGCACAACGGACGTTATGCGCACGCCTGGATATGCTGAGGTGGCGAATGCGTTAACGGCCCTGTCTAAGGAGCTCGGCGACAAGTACGCCTACGACGTTTTGGCGTCATTCGGCGTCAAAGTGTTGTCCAAGATACCGGAGGAGTTATTTCCGGAGGTGCTGAAGCGCATCGAAGGATTTTACATCGCCCACGAACTCGATTTGCCCTTAGAGGCTGAGACATGAGCCAGCACGCCATGCTATCCCCGAGCAGTGCGCATCGCTGGTTGCACTGTCCGGCAAGCGTTCCGTTATCTCGTACATGCGAAGACGACGCTAGCCCATTTGCCGATGAAGGCACCGTGGCCCATACGGTGGCTGCCGACGCATTACGCACCGGCTGCGATGCCAGCGCGTACGTGGGGGCATGCCATGAGGTAAACGGCCACCGCTGGGAAGTCACCGCAGAGATGGCGGCGTACGTGCAGGAGTATGTGGACTATGTACGCGCCATTGCGGGGGTGCGCCTGGTCGAGCAGCCCCTACGCATTGCCTCCATTACTGGGGAGCAAGGCGCTAAAGGCACCGCTGATGTGGTGATTTTGGCGGGGGATGCGTTGACCATCGTTGATCTCAAATACGGCAGAGGTGTCAAAGTCTTTGCCGAAGGCAATGAGCAATTGCAGCTGTATGCGCTGGCAGCGCTGCAAGAATTTGCAGGGGTGGAAGCCTTCCAGCACGTGCGGCTAGTGATCGTGCAACCACGGCTCGGACATGCCGATGAGTGGGTGCGCACCCTCCCCGAGATGGAGGATTTTAGGCGGAAGGTTGCGCAAGGCGCGGCGCGGTGTAGGGCTGCGATTGGGCACTACGACAACGTAGGCGAATTACCTTCAGAGTATTTCGGCCCCGCAGAAAAACCATGCCGGTTTTGCAGTACCAAGGCGACCTGCCCTGCGTTGGCCACGCATGTACTGAACACGGTGGCGGATGATTTTGTCGACCTCACAAAGCCCATTGTCCCGCAGCTCAGCTACGCGCAGCTGCGCACGTTTGACAACACCACACTGGCCTGCCTGTTTGGCGCAACAGAGTTAATCGAATCCTGGTGCAAATCTATTCGCGACAGGGCAGCAGCGCAATTGCTTTCAGGCCAGCCCGTGCCTGGATACAAGGTAGTTCAAGGCCGACAGGGGCCGCGCCGTTGGGTGGATGAGACAGCCGCCGAGGACGCGCTCATCCAGATGCGAATTGGATTATCTCACCTGCACGATGTGTCCCTCATCAGTCCTGCGAGCGCCGAGAAACTCCACAAGGCAGGAGTACTCGACCTACAGCAATGGGTGCAGCTCCAACCGCTCATTCATAGGTCAACAGGGGCGCCCATTGTTGTTCCCACATCGGATAAACGCCCCGCGCTCGCCCTTCAGGACGCGACGGATTTTGAGGACTTGAGCGATATGCCCATCCCCCCACTCCCAGACACAGCACCCTCACTTCAATCTCAGGAGACACCGTAATGAAACTCACCCTAAAAAACGTGCGCTTAGCCTTCCCCGTGTTGTTTGAACCCAAGAAAGTCAATGGCGAAGGCGAGGCCGCCTTCTCGGCCTGCTTCCTCATCGACCCTGCTGACCCGCAAGTCAAAGCCCTTAACCAGGCCATTGACAAGATGGCCAATGACAAATGGGGTGTTAAGGCGGCGGCCCAGCTTAAACAGATGCGTATGGGCGACAGAGTCGCCTTGCATGATGGCGACCTGAAAGCCAGCTATGACGGGTTTGCAGGGCACCTATACGTCTCTGCGCGTAACAAGGCACGGCCACTGGTGATCGACCGTGACCGGACCCCGCTCGCCGCGCAGGACGGCAGGCCGTATGCCGGATGCTACGTCAACGCCAACATAGAACTCTGGGCGCAGGACAACAACTACGGCAAGCGGATTAACGCCTCGCTGGGGGGCGTGCAGTTCTTGCGTGATGGTGAGGCGTTCGCTGGAGGCGGTGTGGCCAGCGTGGAGGACTTCGAGGACCTGAGCAACGTCGCCGAGCTGGCGGATGTTGAAGGAGCCATGCCGTGGGGGTGAACCCCGATGGGGAGGGTGCTTCGCCCTCCCACGCCCCAGCTCCCCTTATCCCTGTATGGACAACCTCATGAATACACCCTCTGAGTTCACTCTCCAGTTTGAATCCCACGCCGTGCGTGTCCAGCTTGATGAACACGAGCGGCGATGGTTCAACGCCAATGACATTTGCGCGGCGTTGGAGTTGTTAAATCCGTGCGCCGCACTTGCTCATCATGTGGATGCCGAGAATGTATCGAAACGCGCCACCTTTACGGCAGGTGGCCCCCAACGCGCCAACTATCTCAATGAGCCAGGAATGTACGCCCTGCTCATCGGCAGCACCAAAGACACCGCCAAACGCTTTCAACGATGGCTCACCAGTGAAGCGCTGCCCGCAGCCGCAGCTCAAAAAGCGGGCCAGAACATCATCCCGCTGCATCACGCGCCTTCCATCCCAAGCCCCTTCCAACCCACAGAGGACCACACAATGCATGCAATCACTCCATTCCAATTTGAATCGCACGCCGTGCGTACCGTGGTCGATGATCACGGTGAAGTGTGGTTTGTCGGCAAAGACGTTGCCGATGTACTCGGTTACACCAACCATAACAAAGCTTTGGGCGATCATTGCAGGGGGGTGCCGAAGCGTTACCCCCTTCAGACGTCAGGCGGAGTTCAAGAAATCCGGATCATCTCCGAGCCTGACATGCTCCGCTTGATTGTGAGCAGCAAACTCCCTGCCGCAGAACGGTTCGAGCGTTGGGTGTTTGAGGAAGTTCTGCCCGCCCTGCGCAAGACAGGCACCTACTCCACACCAGGAGCACTGCCCACCTTGCCTGGGCCGACACAGGATCGCATTGCCGCACTCCTGTTAATCGGCCAATACATCTCCACAGTGCCAGGGGTGAAGCCAGGGATTGCCGCAGCGGCAACGCTGGCCTGCATCAAAAGCAACACGAATTTAACAACCGAAGAGATACGCCGTGCGTTGCCTGCACTGCGGGACCCGCTTTGCATGCTCAACGCCACACAACTAGGCAAACAGCTGCATTGCTCGGCCAAGGCGGTGAACCAATTATTAGCCTCCAGTGGCCTGCAATTTCGTAATGAACGCGACGCGTGGGAGTTAACCGAGGCCGGTCGCGTGTGGGGTGAAGCCATTCCGTACTCACGCAACGGGCACAGCAGCTACCAAATTCTTTGGAACCCAACGGTGCTTGACTCGCTGAAGGTCGCCGCCTGAGATGGCCACCGTGCAGGCACCTACACCCATCCTATGGGGGACCTAGAGACGTACTCCCCCGTACCGATTGCCCATGGCGTGCATGCGTATGCCGAGCAAGCACAGCTGTTGCTGTTTGCTTACGCCTTGGGTGATGGGCCGGTGCAGGTGTGGGACTGCACGGCCACGGCAACAATGCCTGACGACCTGTCCGCTGCGCTGCACAACCCCGCGGTGCTGCTGTACTTCCACAACTCCCATTTTGACCGAACCGTACTACGCCATTGCGGCATCAGCATCCCCTTGGAGCGCTGGCGCGATTCAATGGCCCAGGCCTTGGCCCATGCGCTGCCTGGGGCGCTGGGCACGTTATGCGAGCTGCTGCGCGTTCCTGTGGAGCAAGCCAAGGCCAAGGACGGCAAACGGCTCGTTGCACTGTTTTGCAAACCACGCCCGACCCACTGCACGTTGCGCCGTGCCACACGTGACACCCATCCGACCGAGTGGGCACAGTTTGTGGACTACGCCAAGCGCGATGTGGCGGCCATGCGGGACGTGGTGAAGCGCTTGCCGTCCCACAACTACACGGGGGCAGAAAATGACCGAGGCGTTCTGGTCGATACGGACTTGGCGCAGGCCGCCATCGGCGCTGTGGAACGCGCCAAGTGCACATTAGCCAACCGTACCGAGGCGCTGACCGGCGGCGCGGTGCAGGCGGCGACCCAGCGCGATGCACTGTTGCACCACCTGAGCACCGCGCACGGCGTGGCGTTGCCGGATATGCAGCAACACACGGTAGAACGGTGCATTGACGATCCGGCACTCCCAGAGACGGCGCGGGAACTACTGTCCATTCGCCGACAAGCCAGCACCACCAGCACCGCTAAGTACCAGGCGCTACTGCACTGCACCAGCCCTGACGGTCGCCTGCGCGGCACACTGCAATTTAAAGGGGCCAGCCGCACCGGGCGCTGGGCGGGGCGGCTGTTCCAGCCACACAACCTGCCGCGCCCCACGCTCAGCCAAGAAGTGATCGCGGTCGGCATTGATGCCATGAAAGCCGGTTGTGTGGATTTAGTATGTGACGATGTTATGGCGCTGACCAGCAGCGCGCTGCGCAGTTGTCTGATTGCGCCAAAAAATAAAAAGCTGGTCGTGGCCGATCTGTCTAACATTGAAGGCCGGGTGTTGGCGTGGCTGGCCGGTGAAACCCCCAAGCTGCACGCGTTTCGTGATTTTGATACCTGCCAAGGGGTGGACGGTACATGGCACAGCGGCGAGGCCATCACTCACGGCGCACTGCGCGGCGCGCCGATCACCTTGCAATGGAATGCCGAGCACGAGCCTATTCGCAAAGGGGACGACATTTACAAGCGCGCCTACGCCCATTCATTCGGGATAGCGCCCCAGGCCGTGACCAAGCAGCAACGCCAGATTGGCAAAGTGCAGGAATTGGCATTGGGGTATGGCGGCGGTGTCGGGGCCTTTGCCGCCTTTGCGGCCATGTATCACATTGATTTGGAGGCGATGGCCGAGCAGGCCGCCTTACCACCCCTGCTGCTTCAGCAGGCCATGGAAGCGCTCCAGTGGACGAAGGCGAACCACCGTCCCACCTTCGGCCTCTCCGATCGCGCATGGTTGGCCTGCGATGTGTTTAAGCGCGCATGGCGCAACGCGCATCCGGCCATTGCGGCGTTTTGGCAGGCGTTGCAGTTCGCGGTGACGGATGCGATCCACCACCCCGAAACGACGCACACCTGCTGCGGGATCACAGTGCAGTACAGCCGTGCGTGGCTGCGTCTGCGTCTGCCGTCGGGGCGGGTGCTTTACTACGCCGCTCCCAGAGTCGATGAGCACGGCGCGCTGTCCTACATGGGCACGCATCCGGTGACGCGAAAATGGGCGCGCCTCACCACCTACGGCGGCAAGCTGGTCGAGAACATCACCCAAGCCGTCAGCCGCGACGTGTTGGCCGCGTGTATGCCTGCGATTGAAGCCGCCGGATACAGCATCGTGCTGACCGTGCATGACGAGATCATTACCGAAGCCGATGAGTGCCCCTCCTTCAATGCCGCGCACTTGGCCGCACTCATGGCCACACCGCCACCCTGGGCACAAGGGTTGCCCTTAGCGGCGGAAGGCTTCGACACCCACCGGTATAGGAAGCAATGATGAACATTCCCCGTGAGCGAACGATCGAACGCTATTTAGTGGCCCAGGTCAGGGCCAAGGGCGGTGAAATCCGCAAGGTGAAATGGGGTGGCCGCCACGGTGCGCCGGATCGCATTGCCATGCTGCCCGAGGGGCGCACCCTGTGGGTGGAACTCAAAGCCCCCGGCCAGCAGTGCACACCGCATCAAGTCCGTGAGCATGCGCGCATGCGCGGCATGGGCCAGCGCGTGGTCGTGGTCGATTCCTTAAAAGGCGTGGATGAGGTGCTGGCATGACTCAGAAAAACGCTTTGATGATCAGTGCAATGAGGCTAGTGACGATCACACCGAACATCCACTTGAGTAGCAGCATTTCGCCTTTTATTTCAACGAAGCGTTGGTCTACTTGGGCGAAGCGCTGGTCCATGTTTTTATCCAGCTGTGCAAAATCTTTAGCGATTTGTTCAAAGCGCTGGTCAACCTGCGCGAAGCGTTGGTCTATTTTCTCAAAGCGCTGGTCTATTTTCTCAAAGCGCTGGTCAACCTGGGCAAAGCCTTCCTTCATATCGGCTTCAAGACGCGCTAATGCCTTGCCGTTTTTAGATTCAGACTCAGCAAGGCCTTGTAAATTTATTTCCAGCACTTCGGCCAAGGCTTCGGCTTCGGCCTCTGCGTGCGCCGCAGGAACCCCTGCCGTTTTCAGCCGGTTCGCAAATTTAAGCGTATCGAACGCTACGGATGTCACACATAACCCCGCTTTAGCCCCATGTGGTGGCGAGTATAGCAGCGCGCCTCCCGCCCATCCTGAAGTGCTGCACGGAGCATTGGCATGAACCTGCGCCCCTACCAACACACCATCGTTGATTTCATCCTGACGCACCCGCGCTGCAATCTGTTTGTGCCAATGGGTTTGGGGAAGACAGTAGCCACGCTGACGGCGTTAGATGTGCTCCTGGTGGTGGAAGACATTGCGCCTATTTTGGTGATTGCTCCGCTGCGCGTTGCTGCCACGACATGGCCGGATGAGGTGGCCAAGTTCCCCCATTTGCGCCATCTGCGGGTGTCCGTGGTCGTGGGTAGTGCGGCAGCACGTCGCCACGCCTTGGAGCAGGAGGCAGATATCTACTGCATTAATTACGACAATCTGAAATGGTTAGTGGAGTTTTACAAGGACCGTTGGCCGTTCCGTATGGTGGTCGCCGATGAGTGCTCCAAGCTGAAAGGGTTCCGGTTGCGGCAAGGAACACGGCGCGCCCGCGCACTGGCCAAGCATGTGCATACCAAGGTGGAGCGCTACGTTGGGTTGACCGGCACGCCCGCGCCAAATGGGCTACAGGACCTGTGGGCGCTGATGTGGATGGTGGATCGTGGGGCACGGCTTGGGACGCATTTTAAAGCGTTTATCGATCGCTGGTTCCGTGCGATGCAGATCGGCAGTGATCCGCATGCGGTGCGCTTTGTGCCCACGCCACATGCATCTCAAGAGATTCAAGACAAGATACGCGATATCTGTTTGTCACTTGATCCACATGCGTACTTCGATTTACGCCAGCCGATTGTCAATACGATTCGCGTTGCGTTGCCAGCACATGCGCAACGTCTGTACAAGGCGATGGAACAAGATATGTTCATCGCCTTGGAATGCGGTGCTGAAGTAGAAGCCTTTAACGCTGCCAGTAACACCATAAAATGCCTGCAACTGGCCAATGGTGCGCTGTACACCGATGACACACGTCAGGCCTGGGAAGTCGTGCACGATGCAAAATTAGAGGCGCTGCACGGCATTATCGAAGAAGCCGCCGGTATGCCGGTGTTGGTGGCGTATCACTTTAAAAGTGATGTCGCACGGTTGCAGCGTGCCTTCCCCAAGGGGCGTGCTTTGGACAAACACCCCGACACGATCCGCGATTGGAATGCGGGGAACATTCCCGTGCTATTTGCCCATCCGGCCAGTGCCGGTCATGGCTTGAATCTGCAAGACGGCGGAAATATTTTGGCCTTCTTCGGCCACTGGTGGGACCTGGAGCAGTACCAGCAGATCATCGAACGCATTGGGCCGACACGTCAGGCGCAAGCCGGACATACGCGGCCTGTATTTATTCACCACATCGTGGCGGCGGGCACGGTGGATGAATTGGTGATGGCCCGCCGTGAATCTAAACGCGAAGTTCAAGATTTACTGCTAGAGGCAGTGAAACGCAGAGAAACAGGCAAACCACTCACATCACAAGGAGCCATGAGGCGATGAACGCCCCATCAAAGCAGACATGTGGCCTGCTCCCAGCCGCTGGTTTATGTCTTTCTAGAAGTGAGGTTGCCGAGTTATGCGGTACTCCGCAACGCGCTCGCCAAGCCGCTTTTCTTAGGAAGAACGGCATTCGGCATTATCTGGATGCACATGATTGGCCAGTGGTTCTGCGTTCTTCGATTGAAGAGATACCGACGACTCCCATCGTTGCGCCTGTTTGGAAGTCTAATAAGGTCGCTTATGGGACGTAAGCCAATCAAAGCAGGTGCGATTCCGAGGTTTCGCGTGCGCCCTCAGAAGTCCGGCGTGGTGTATTACTACTATGATCATGGCGGCAAACCACGCAAAGAGACGCCACTAGGACGCGACTACGGTTTAGCCATCAAGCGGTGGGCTGAGCTGGAGCATGCGCAGATCACTTCTGCCATTGCGGTGACGTTTCGCCATGTGGCCGAGCGTTACCGCGCTGAGGTGACCCCGACAAAGGCGTATAACACCCAGCGCGTGGAGCATCGTTGTTTGGCTCCACTCCTGAAGTTTTTTGATGACCCACCCGCGCCGTTTGAGGCCATTAAACCGATGAATATCCGCCAGTACCTGGATTGGCGCACTTCTAAGGTGATCGCCAATCGTGAGGTGTCCGTGTTTTCGCATCTTTGGAATTGGGCGCGGAGTAAGGGAATCACTGATCTTCCTAACCCTTGCGGGGGTATCCGTCGTAATAAGGCGACAGGCCGCGATGTATATGTAGACGATACGACGTACCGCGCTGTGTACCAGGCAGCGGACCAAACGCTCAGGGATGCGATGGACCTTGCCTATCTGACGGGGCAGCGTGTGAGTGATGTTGTGTCTATGGATGAGCGCCATATTGTTAATGGCGCTTTGGAGATTTGCCAAGCTAAAACGGGTGCAAAGTTGGCGATTACGGTCACTGGCGAATTGGCAGTTTTAATAAAGCGTATTTTTGATCGCAAGCGGGGGATGAAGCTGCGTAGCACGCGTTTGATTGTGGATGCGGAAGGCTTGGAGCTAAGTCGTATAGGATTGCGTTACAGGTTTGATAAGGCACGTGCTGCCGCAGGGGTCGCCAAGGAGGTATTTCAATTCCGCGATCTACGCGCCAAAGCGGCGACCGATAAGGCAGATTTGGCGGGCGATATACGCCAAGCGCAAGCGCAATTAGGGCATGCGTCGGTGACGATGACGGAGCACTATGTGCGCAAGCGCAGGGGGGCGAAGGTGACGCCAACGCGGTGAATTGCGGAGCATTGCTAATATTGCGGAGCACGCTCAAATTATTAAGTTATTGATTATATTCAACTTTATGACTAAAATTGATGCTTTTCTAGAACATGCATACTGTTCAGATGTATTGGGCACTACATTGGTGCAATGAGGATGCCGGTTCCACCACCATCATTAGAAAATTTATGTACCCCAGTCGCATGGGGGAATGCTGAAGGACGTGTCCAAGGTGTTAATGCAGCTTTCGCATATTGGCTTGGAGTCAGTGCAAAACGTCTACAACAGCAAACTCTGGAAGCACTGGAGCAGCAGGGAAATGCCCTATCAAGCTTCCTAAACAATGATGAACACAATGTACTGCGTTTGCATCGTTTTGCACTCGGGATACCCGGTGGGACGCCGTCTTTCGCTGAGGGTTGGTTAACTAGGTTGGAAGCAGGCGCTTGGTTACTCGAAGCGCATCCAATCAAAGAGTGTTCCGCATTGGATACGCTTCAAGCGTTACCTAATGCGCTTAGCGCTGCGTTCAAAGGGCTTGCGCATGAGTTGCGCAATCCGCTCTCTGGCCTCAAAGGTGCTGCACAACTGTTAGCACGCCGTGTCAAACACCGCGACCAGGAGGAATGCGATTTGGTTGAGCTGATTGGTGCCGAGATCGAACGGCTGAACACCCTGTTGGAGCGCCTGTTGTTTTCGGCACCGGCGCGTCCGCATGCGCAGCTTAATATTCATACTGTGCTTGAGCGCGTCCTGCCTTTAGCTGAAACTGAAGCCGGTTGCTCAGTGATCCTACAGCGCGACTATGACCCCAGTATTCCGGACATCCTTGGAGATGCTGATAGGTTGACCCAGGCAGTATGGAACTTAGTACGCAATGCGATCCAAGCCGGTGCCAGTCGTATCATCCTGCGTACTCGCGTTGAGCATGGGCAGCGCATCCGTGATCGTGTCAACGTGATGTCGCTACGTTTGGAGGTCATTGATGATGGCGATGGTGTTCCCGAAGCATTGACCGAACACGTATTTCTACCATTGGTCAGCAGTCGTGCAGAGGGGAGCGGTCTTGGCTTGCCCCTGGCTCAGCAGGTAGCGCACGAGCATCATGGAATGCTGACTTTCCGCTCACAGCCAGGACAGACCATATTCATCCTGTCGCTACCTCAAATGATGATCGAGTCTGACAAGGATCTGCACTATGGTTGA